GAGCATATGCGGAAAGACTTTGCATGTATCGTAATATCACATGGCAGACCTGAGTGTAGTACGGTAAAGGTGCTTCGTGAGTGCGGATACACTGGAAAAATCTATATCATTGTTGATGATGAGGACAAAACACTTCCTGATTATATTGAGCGGTATGGTGCTGATGTTCATGTATTCCACAAAGAAGAAGACTTCGACACTGGCGATTTAGGCGGTAGCAAGGCATGTGGAGTATTTGCACGAAATCAATGTTTGAAGGTTGCGGAGAAAAACAATCTGACATACTACCTAGAACTGGATGATGATCTTGAAAGCCTTACATACAGATACAATGATGATGGACATTTGAGAGGAATCAAGGCAAAAGGAATCGACAGACTGTTTGAAGGAATGTGCATATATTTTGACGAAGCACCTGTGCAGTGTTTGGGTTTCGGAAATGCTGTTGACTATATAGGTGGCGTGCCAACGTTTGAAAGTGGAAAAGCAAACAGGACTGTAATGAACAGCTTTTTTTTCAGAGTGGCAAACAAAATTCAATGGAGAAGCAGAAACTCTGACGATATTATTACGGTTGTCGATGAAGCACAAAAAGGGCATGCAGGATTCAGATTTACGCCTGTTATGAATAAATTCGATGTCTGGATTCCGAAAAGAAAGTCTAATGCAAGTGGTGGTAGTATTGACGAGTACAACAAGATAGGCTCTTACAAATTGAGATATTATGCTGTAATGTTTCACCCAGACTGCATAAAGATTAAAGAATCAGGAGCAGGATACGACTGGTCGGTGACATCTGAAAATGCGTATCCTAAAATATTAAGCGGGCGGTATAAGAATGGCAGGGCGTAAATAATGGAAAGCAAAAAAATGAATATCGTTTACAAGAAAGTTAAGGACTTGATTCCGTATGAGAACAATCCGAGAAACAATGATGAAGCTGTTGACTATGTAGCAAAGAGCATTGAAGAGTTTGGCTTCAAAGTTCCGTGTGTTGTGAGTGGTGACGGTGTATTGATCACAGGTCATACAAGACTTAAAGCATGCAAGAAACTAGGCATTGATGAGGTCCCTTGTATTGTGGCTGACGACCTTACAGAAGACCAAATCAAGGCATTCAGAATTGCAGATAACAAGGTATCCGAATACAGTACATGGGACAATGAAAAACTTGCGGAAGAACTGAGTGAAATCATGATGGATATGGGACAGTTTGGAGACGATCTTGAAAAGACAGACCTTGGAGACTTGGACACTGACAGACGTATCGGAGTTTTTGCAAGAAACTTTATACAGGATGAAGCAAAGCGATTAGGCTACAAGTTCCATTTGCAGCTTGACGATGATGTTCACGGATTCGGTTATCGGTTCGTGCAAGATGGAAGATTGCGGTGCGTAAAGTGCAACCATCTTGATGAAGTGCTTGAAGGAATGGTTCAGATGATGAAAGAAACTCCAATCACATCGCTGTCGTTCGGGCTATCGTCATATTATCTAGGCGGCGCTGAAAACAACAACGTACAGGAAGGAATGATCAGAAAAACAATGACAACATTCCTTATGAGAGCTGATGATCTTCAATACTTCCATATGCGGATGAACGATGATATTACAACATCGTTGATTAATGGAATGCGTGGAAAGCTGTACTATACATATATGCCCGTGATGGTGTATGTAGACCCGACACAGGTTCAGCATGGTGGAATGACTGATATTTATAAGAAAAACGGAACGTACAGGAAATCATTCTATAGTGTCATGTGTTGTCCTTCGTGTGTGAAGGTTTCAGCCATGGGAATCACAGAATATCGGATTCATCACGAAATCAGTTGGAACAACGCCGTTCCGAAACTTCTTTCCGAAAGGTGGTGCAAGCATGAAAGACATTGACTATCTGATAATTGGCGCAGGGCTAAGTGGTTCAGTAATTGCAAGGGAATTGACGGACAAGGGCTATAAATGCGTTATTCTGGAAGATCGTTCCGAGGTTGGTGGAAATATAAGGGACAAGGAAATCAGCGGAATAAACGTGCATCTATATGGTCCTCATATATTCCATACGAACAGCGATGAAGTGTGGGACTACATGAACAGGTTTTGCGAGTTCAACAACTTCATAAATGCGCCGATTGCAAAATACAAAGGCGAGATATACAACCTTCCGTTCAACATGAACACGTTCCATCAGATATATGGATGCTGCTGTGTGTGTCCAGAAGACGCAAAAATATTTATTAAGTTTGATCTTGTTCCGTGTGCGAATCCTCAGACAGTTGAAGAATATGCGCTCAGTACAGTTGGAATCACAATATACGAGCGTCTGATTAAAGGATATACCGAGAAACAGTGGGGCAGAAGCTGTAAGGAATTGAGCAGGGATATTATCAAGCGTCTTCCATTGCGATTTACATACGATAACAATTATTTCTGTTCAAAGTATCAAGGCATTCCTGTTGATGGTTATTCTAAGGTCGTAGAAAAGCTCCAAGAAGGCGTTGAAGTGGTGACAGGGTATAAATGTTCATGCTCAAGTAAAGAGTGGCTAAAAAGGGCTAAAAATGTGGTTCTGACAGGTGCTGTTGACGAGTATTACAACTATTGCTTTGGTGCGTTGGAGTATCGGGGCTTGAAATTCGAGACTGAAGAATTGAACGAAGAAAATCACCAAGGCAATGCGGTAGTGAATTATACCGATGCTAGAGTTCCATTTACTAGAGTTATTGAACACAAGCATTTCACAGGAGTGCAGACACCGACAACCATTATTACGAAGGAATATCCGCAGAAATGGGAAAAGGGCAAAGACAGATACTATCCGATTGAGGATGAAAAGAACAAAGCGCTGTATCAGAAGTACAAAGAGCTTGCAGAACGTGATGGATTGATCACAGTTGGAAGGCTTGCAGAGTATAAATATTACAACATGGATAGCGCAATCGAAAGTGCATTAAAGGTGGTGAGAGAAATATGCGAAAGACAGTAAATGAGCAGGCGGAAGAAATATTACAGAAAGCAGAAGCGTACGGAGTCGATAAAAACTTCTTCTTCATTACGACATTCAGGCGATATATGGTGCAATTGAAAATATTAACCGAGCTTGAATCGTCAATCAAAAATGACGGCGTACTTGTCACAAAAGAATATGTTAAAGGAAGAAAGAACGTATATTCTCATCCGGCCATTCAGGACTTTAACCGCACAACTGACAGTGCAAATAAGACAGTTAGCACGCTGATGAAGATCATTTCGAAATTTTCTAGTGATGAAAATTCTGAGAATGATACTGACCCGTTACTTCAGCTTATAAATGGCGGTGACGATGATGGAAGTGACGAGCAGTAAGGCTTACGAATGTTGCAAAAGTTCGGTCAGAAAGAAAGACACTCCGAGATACGTCAAAAAGCAGATGCGAGACTGGATGAGGATCGCAGAAGGAAAAGACAAAAAGTACTTCGTGTCTGAAAAAAAGGTTAAGCAGATTGAAAACATTCTGAAACTGCTTAACATGCCGAAAGGCCTCAAGGCAGGGCAGTCGATGTATAAGTGTGCCACTGGCTATCAATGGCTATTTTATACAGCCATGTTATGTACTGTATATCGTGACAAGCCGAAAAAGCGCAGATATGAGACTGGACTTCTGGAAATATGCAGAAAGAATTTCAAGACGTACACGGTCGCCACAATCTTTATTATCTTGTTTTTGACAGAACCTCGGTTCTCAAAGTTCTTTTCAGTTGCTCCTGATGGTGCATTGTCGAGAGAGATAAAAGAAGCAATCTCAGATACAATCAAAAGCAGTCCGCTGTTATACGAGTACAAAGGAACGAAGCGTTTCAAGCTGTTAAGGGATTACATTAAGTTCAAGCCGAATGAAAACACATTGATTCCGTTAGCATACAGTAACAACCGTATGGATGGACGTATGCCGAATGCGTTCATTGCAGATGAGGTTGGAGCATTGCCAAACGGTTATCCTGTCGAAGCGATGAGATCAGGGCAGTTAAACGTTGTAAACAAATTAGGTTTTATCATCAGCACAAAATATCCGACAATCGACAATCCTTTCGAGGATGAGGTTGCGTATGCCAAGAAGGTTCTGGACGGTATCGAGAAAGACGATACTGTTTTTGCGCTTTTATATGAGCCTGACAAAACTTCCGATTGGGAAACAGACGATCTTATTTTGAAGCAGGCTAATCCGGCGGCGCTTGAAATCCCTGAAATTTGGGATGATCTTGTAAAGAAAAGAGCCAGAGCCATTGCCATTGAGAACGAGCGCGAAAACTTTGTTACAAAGCACTGCAATATCATTTATCAAGGGCAAGGAACTGAAACATTTATTGACGTTAAGGATGTTCAAGCATGTAAGGTTGCGAATATTGATTGGAACGGCAGAGTTGTATATTTAGGTGTTGACCTTTCAGAATCGAACGATAATACATCTGTTGCCATGGTTTCTGTAGATGATGATGATAACATTCTTGCAGAAAGTTTTGCGTTCATTCCAGCAGACAGGATTACAGAAAAGACAATATCAGAACGCGTGAACTATCAGGAATTGCTGAAGAGCGAGAAGGTATTTGCATGTGGTGACAGAGTTATCTCATATGCGTTTGTTGAGCAATTAATCTTGAGCCTTGAGAGCCGTTACAATGTGCAAATTCAGGCGATTGGCTATGATAGATGGAACGCATTAAGCACAGCGCAGAAGTTGGCCAATGAGGGCTATAACACGGTTCAGATAAAGCAGTATTCAAGCGTCTTGCATTCTCCGACAAAGAGGATGAAAGAAGCAATACTTAAGCAGAAATTCAAATACACAGAAAATAAATTGCTAGAGATAAACTTTCAGAATGCAAAGTGTGCCTATGATACTAACAAAAACATGTACGTGAGCAAGAAAAAGAGCAACGGCAAGGTTGACATGGTGGTATCACTTATCAATGCAATTTACCTTCTGGAACAGGATTATTTCTTGAATGAAGGGGACTTCACATTCCAGATGATTTAATTGATAAAAACGTGCATTTATGCTAATATGTTTGCGTAAAAATGTTTCAAATTGAAAATACTAACGAGGGGCGGTAACGAGAGTGGCACTATTCAAGAAAATATTCAAGAATAAAATAAATCTTAACGATCAAAGTGTTCAGCTTGACGATGTGCTTTTATCGGCATTGCTCAATAATGAAAAGATCACGAGAGAGAAAGCACTGACTCTTCCTGCCGTATCAGGGGCCGTTGATTTTATCAGCGGTTCGATTGCGGCAATGCCTGTTAAACTTTACAAGTACAAGGGCGGCAAGGTTGAGGAAGTGCAGAGAGACAGCCGTGTACGAATGCTGAATGGTGACACAGGGAACACGCTTGACGGATTCCAGACAAAAAAGGCCATGGTCGAGGATTATTTGCTCGGCAAGGGTGGATATTGTTATATCCAGAGAGACAGGCAGAACAACGTAACGGCGCTGAAATATATTCAAGATATGAACGTCACAGTGTGGTCAAATTCAGACCCAATGAACCGTTTCATTCAGTTCTATGTTGGTACGGATAAAATATATCCGTGGAACATGGTCAAACTCTTGAGAAATACCAAAGACGGAGCAAGTGGAAAAGGACTGACAGAAGAAATCTCAAAAGCACTTGAAACGGCATACAGCACGTTGGTGTATCAGCTTGGACTGGTTCAAACAGGTGGTAACAAAAAAGGATTCTTACAGGCAGAGCGCAGACTTGGACAGGAAGAAGTGGACAAGCTCAAAGAAGCATGGAAGAGGTTATACGCCAACAACACCGAGTCCGTCATGGTCTTGAATAACGGCATCAAGTTTCAGGAATCGTCAAACAGTTCTGTTGAAATGCAGCTTAATGAGAGCAAGAAGACTTTACAGGATGAAATAAATGGAGTTTTCCACATTCATAGTGACTTCAACCTGACATTCAAGGAAGCGATATATCCGATTATTAAAGCATTTGAGACAGCACTCAACAGCACGTTGCTGTTGGAAAAAGAAAAGAAAAACTTCTTCTTTGAATTTGATACGAAGGAAATTGTGAAGGCAAGCATCAAAGAGAGATTCGATGCTTACAAGGTTGCAAAAGACACAGGACTTATGACTATCAATGAGTTGCGCCGTATGGAGAATTTGAACTATGTTGAGGGTATGGACGTGATCAATGTTGGACTAGGTGCCGTGCTGTACGACATCAATTCAGGCACATATTACACGCCAAACACTGGACAAGTTACAGGCGGAAATGAAGAAGAAGCGGCTGAGAAAGCTGAAGAAACTGAACAGGGGGAAGATAATGAAATACAAGTACCTAAAGAATCTGACGAAAACAAGCGCTGATTTTTACGTATACGGAAATATTGTTGATGAAAACAAGCCAGACTTGTGGACTGGTGAGAAATCAGAAACAGCAGTTGATACGAACGCACTCAAGACAGAGCTTGACAGCTTGAATGGTGTGACAGACTTTAATATTTACATCAATTCAGGCGGTGGCTCAGTGTTTGCAAGCTCGGCAATGGTAACAATGCTAAAGAGATTCAGGCAGAACACAGGGGCAACGATTCACGCATATATTGATGGATTATGTGCAAGTGCCGCAACGTATCTTGCCATGGTTGCAGACGATATAAACATTTACAAAAATTCTGTGCTGATGATCCACAAGCCAATGACGTTTGCATACGGAAATGCTAACGAGCTACAACATGACATTGACACATTAAATCTGATTGAAAGCGGAACAATGTTGCCGATGTATGAAGCAAAGGCAAAAGAAGGAATCACAGCAGAAAAGATTGCAGAGCTGGTGGAAAACGAAACGTGGTTCAGCGGAAATGCAGATGATGATATGTACATCGGGAATTATTTCAATGTAAACGCACTTGAAACAGTGAAGGATGTACAGGCATGTGCAACGGACTTGTTCAGGAATTACAAGCATGTGCCAGATAAACTAAAAAGACCAAAACAGACTAAAAAGTCTGTCGAGGATCGTGTGCTTGATTATTCGGTATACGAAAATATTATTAGTTCATTAAAGAATGACGGAGGGGCGAAAAAATGAACGTAAAAGAACTCATCGAAAATCGAAATTCAAAAGTCGCTCAGATGGAGAGCTTGTTGAAAACTGCAAAGGCAGAAAACAGACTACCATCTGAAGACGAAAAGAATCAGTTCGCAGACTTAGAGAAGGAAGTCAAGGACATTGATGCGGCTGTTGCTATGTATGACCAGATGGCCAGCATGAGCATGAAGCAGGTACCGAGCGCACCTGCTGAAATGACAGATGCTGAAAAAGATCACAAAATGTTTGAAAATGCAATTCGTGGTATCGTGAATACTGACACACCGACAATGCCTTCCGATGCAAAGACACTGATTCCGACAACTGTTTGGAATGAAATCATTTCTCAAGTTATCGAAATCTCACCTGTGTTCTCTATGGCAGACCGCTATAACATCACGGGCAAACTGGTATTGCCAAAGTATGACGCGCAGAACAGTTCTATCGTGATGCAGTATGCAGATGAAGGAACAACAGCAGAGTCTGGAAAGGTTGTTATCAGCCAGATTGAACTTGATGGATTCCTTGCACGTTGTCTTGCAAAAATCTCAAAGAGTTTGATTAACAATTCCAACTTTGACATCGTTGGTTTTGTCGAAGCAAAAATGGCACAAGCAATCGCATTGTATTTTGAACATGAGATTTTGTTCGGAACAGTAGGCAAGGTTGAAGGTCTAACTGGAATTACATCAGATATGACTGTTACAACTGCCGCAGCCACAAAGATTACATCAGACGAGTTGATGGATTTACAAGACAAGGTAATCGACAACTATCAGGGTAATTCTATTTGGATTATGAACCGTGAAACTCGAAATGCAATCAGAAAGTTGAAGGATAATGACGGCGATTATTTGTTGAACCGTGATTTTACAGCAAAATGGGGATATACACTTCTAGGCAAGGATGTTTATTGCTCTGATGCGATGGACAAGATGCTTGCAGGAAAAACAACCATTTATTACGGTGACTTATCTGGTTTAGCTGTGAAAGTTTCAGAAGAAGCTAACATGCAGGTGTTGCAAGAAAGATATGCAGAGGAACATTTACTTGGAATTTTAGCTTTCGTTGAGTGGGATGCAAAGGTTGCAGACACTCAAAAACTTGCAAAACTTGTGATGGCAGCAGGTAAATAATAAGGGGTGAAACAATATGGAAGTAAGCAAGGTTAGTGATATTACAGCAGATAGTGTTTCAGAGTATCTAAGACTGGACGAAGTAAGTGAAGAGGAAAAGAATACATTGACCATGCTTATTTCTGTTGCAACCTCATTTATCAAAAGCTATACAGGGCTTGATGATGATGGCGTTGACAAATATCATGAATTTGTGATTGTGGTGCTTATTCTTTGCCAAGACATGTGGGACAACCGCACGATGTATGTTGATAGCAAGGACTTGAACAATACTGTTCAGAGCATTCTTGCGATGCATAGCATCAATCTGTTGTGAGGTGTGAACCATGTTAAACGCAGGGAAGTACTCAAAGCGTATCACAATTTACAAGACTGTGATTGTGACAGATGAGGACGGCTTTCAGACAGAACAGAAGCAGGTGATTCTTACACCATATGCATACGTTAGAACCACAAAAGGATTTACGCTGATTGCAAACAATTCTGATTTTGAGAAAGCATACACCAACTTCACAATTCGGTTTCCTAAAACAGAAATAACAAGGGATATGCTGATTGAGTTTCATAGCAAGACATATACGAAGACATATACGATTGAATATCTGAACAACGTTGATGAAAAAGGTGTAGAATTAGAAATTCAGGCAAAGGAAGTGACACACTGATGGCAAAATTCACGGCTGATATTGATGAAAGCGTATTGAAGGATATATCTTACATCGACAAGCAGTTTGATCACATCTTTGGTGGCATGACCAAAGCAGGGGCAGAGGTTGTTTACAAGAATGTTATTTCGGCACTTCCAGAGCCGCTGAGAAGTTCAGGCTTTAGCAGTCATGTGAAACTGTCGAAAGTGTATAAAACGCCGTCAGATGATGGTATCAACACAAAAGTTATGATTACTGGATATTTCATCAACAAAGACGGAAGAAAGACTCCTGCACCACTTGTTGCTAACATGTTCGAGTATGGCAGTGACAAAAGGAACTATCCAAAGCAACCGTTCTTCCGAAAGTCTTTCAAAAAATCACAAATCATGAAAGCTATGGAAGAAGCGCAGAAGAATTTAAGCGGGGGTCTGTTGGATGAATAAACTTATCGAAAAAACATTGAGTAACTTTACGGTCAACGGTGAAAAAATTCCGGTCAAGTTCTTGCGGTATAATGGCACTGAAGAAACGTACATCACGTACATGGAAACAGATGCAGAGAGTACGTTACATGGTGATGACGAGTTGCTAAATTATATCGAGTATTATGATTTTGATATTTACTCAAAAAGCAATTACAAGCCGATTATCAAGGCACTAAAGGAATTGCTTACGAGTGTCGGGTTCATGTGGGAACCTGACAGATCATCCGCAGATATGTATGAGGATGATACGAAGTATTATCACAAGACATTATGTTTTTCAACTGAAAGGAGCGAATAATGGCTAAAATAGGTTTAAATAACTTCCGATATTCAAAACTTACTGAATCGGAAAATGGCAAAGCCACTTATGATGGCGCAAAAAAGCCAGCTAAGGCTATTTCCTGCAAGGTGGATATCAGCAACAATGATGCGTATTTGTATGCAGATGATGCATTGGCAGAGAGTGATACTTCATTTCAGAAAGGTTCTGTTACAGCAGGAATCGACAATGAAGATGTGCAGACAATGGCTGACCTTCTTGGACATACGGTATCAGAAGACGGGGCAGAGCTTGTCAGAAATGCAAACGATGTTGCACCATATGTAGGTTTCGGAAGAATCGTCACAAAGATGGTTAACGGTGCTTACAAGTACACAGTAGAGTTCTTGTGCAAGGTTAAGTTCTCAGAACCGTCACAGGATGATTCTACAAAAGGCGAAAGCGTATCATTTAGTACAACTGAGCTTGCAGGAACTGTTGCAACATTGGCTGATGGCACATGGTCAAAGACAAAAACGTTTGATACAAAGACTGAAGCTGTCACATATCTTGAAGGACTGATGGCAAAGACTTCAGTTTAAAAGAATATTAAAGGCAGGGTTCGTCCCTGTCTTATTTTTTGAAAGAAAGAAGGTAAAACATGAAGGAAATCTCAAAGACACTTGAATACAAAGGCAAGACATACAAGCTAGTTTTCAATTTAAACGTGATGGAAGTTATTCAAGATAAGTACGGAACACTTGATAATTGGGGAAAGCTAACAGACGGCACAGAAAATGATGATGAGCCAAACGCAAAGGCTGTTATCTTTGGAATCACGGCAATGCTGAATGAAGGAATTGACATTGAAAACGAGGAAAACGGCACAAAAGAAAAGATGCTTACACGAAAACAGGTCGGAAGAATGATCACGGAAATTGGCTTGCAATCATCTGCACAGCTGATGAATGGCGTTGTCGTTGACAGCACGCAGAGTTCAGAAAAAAACGCATAATTCCCGATGAAGTGGATGAAGCAGAGCCGATAGACTTTACATGGTTCTACTTTATCGGGCGTAACAAACTTGGTTTTACATTTCATGAGGTTGGCAGATTGACACTGACAACTTTCAACCTGTTTTACAAGCATTATAAGGACGATTTTGATTTTGAATTGATGCTTGAAAAGACAGGAACAACGTACGCAAAAGCATATGAAAAATCACAGCATGAGGACGATTGGTTTTAAGGGGGTGAGTGCATGGCATTAGGTGGTACCATTAAGCTGAAAGGCGAGAGCGAATACAGGCGAGCGTTAAGCCAGATCACACAGAACTTGCGTGAAGTATCTTCTGAAATGAAGGTTGTAACGAGTACATATGACAAGAACGACACAAGCACCGAAGCATTGACAGCCAAGAGTGATGTGCTGAACAAGCGTCTTGAAGAGCAGAAATCGAAGCTGAAGTTAGTTTCTGACCAGTACAAGCAATATCAGGATGCTGTTAAACAGTCAGCAGATGAGCATGCGCAACTCGGCGAAAAGCTTGAAAGTGCAAAAGGAAAGCTTGCAAGTATTGAAGCTCAGATTGGAAAAAACAGCAAAGAATATGAAGAACAGAAAAGGATTGTTGATGATCTTCAAAAGCAGTATGACGAAAGCACCGAAGCGCAGGACAAAAACAAGCAATCATTGTCAAAGCTTGCAGTGCAGATGAACAATGCTCAAGCGGACGTCAACAAGACAGCGAAAGAGATTGACAACCTCGGTAAAGAAATGAATGATGCCGATGATGCATCAAAAAAACTTGGCGATGGCTTCACGGTCATGAAGGGGGTTCTTGCCAACCTTACAACCGATGCTATACGAGCGGTTGGAAATGGGCTAAAGCAAATTGGTTCTGCACTTGTTGACGTAGGAAAACAGGCGCTTGCTTCATACGCAAACTATGAGCAACTTACTGGCGGAATCGAAACGATGTTCGGCAATTCAGCTGACACGATGAAGGCATACGCTTCTGATGCTTACAAGACAGCGCAAATATCTGCAAACGACTACATGGAGACTGCAACGAGCTTTTCTGCAAGCTTAATATCCTCGCTTGGCAATGACACACAGCAGGCGGCTGAGTATGCCAACCGTGCAATCATTGATATGTCGGACAATGCAAACAAAATGGGAACATCTATGCAGGATATCCAGAACGCATATCAAGGATTTGCAAAGGGTAACTATACGATGCTTGACAACTTGAAACTTGGATATGGTGGTACTGCCGAGGAAATGAAGCGCCTTATCAAAGATGCATCACAAATGAAGGACGTACAGAGCGAGCTTGGCGTTACGGTCGATTCTAACTCAATGAGTTTTGCAAACTGTGTTAATGCAATTTCAGTAATGCAGAAGCACATGGGAATTGCGGGAACGTCTGCAAAGGAAGCATCCACCACAATCGAGGGTTCATCGAACATGATGAAGGCCAGTTGGCAGAACCTTCTGACTGGCATTGCAGACGATAACGCAGACTTTGGCGCACTGATAAACGACTTTGTGGAGAGCCTTACGGCTTTTGCAGGTAACATAATCCCAAGGGTACAGCAGATTATCAAGGGCGGTGCGGAAGTGGCGACAAGGCTTATCCAGACGGTCGTACCACAGCTTGTACAAATGATTCCACCTATTCTAAGCGACACGTTACCAACGCTTATAACAGCAGTTACAAATGTGATTCAATCGGTTCTTGAAGCTATCCCACAGATGATGCCTGTTGTTGTTGATGGTATTATGCAGATTATACAGGCTATGATTACTCTGTTACCAGAGTTTATCAATGCGGGCTTGCAGATGATTACGTCGCTCATTCAGGGAATCACAGAAGCATTACCACAGTTGATCGCAATGTTGCCTACAATCATTCAGCAGACTGTTGATACATTACTTGCAAATCTTCCTGCAATCATTGCAGCAGGTGTGCAGTTGTTAGTAGCTTTAACTAATGGTATTACTGAAGCATTACCACAGTTGATCGCAATGTTGCCTACGATTATTAACACGGTTTCAGCAACATTACTTGCAAATCTTCCTGTTATTATCAATGCAGGTATTCAGATTCTTGTAGCGCTTATCAATGGGCTTATTCAGTCTTTGCCACAGTTGATCGCAGCTACGCCGAGAATAATAATATCAATTGTGCAGACATTGATTCAGAACTTGCCACAGATTCTAGCAATGGGCGGACAAATCATAGGCTCACTCATTAGTGGTATTGCATCCATGATGGGCAATCTTGGCGGAACTATTGGCAATGTTGTAAGTACTATTATCAATGGTATCAGTTCATTGCCTGGACAGTTGTACAACTGGGGTGTTGATATGGTTCAGGGCATCGCAAACGGCATCAGGGGAGCGATTCGTTATGTAACGGATGCAGTCAGCGGTGTTGCAGACAAAATCAAGTCATTTCTTCATTTCTCAAGACCTGATGAAGGGCCATTGGCTGAATACGAAAGTTGGATGCCTGACATGGTACAGGGATTGAGTGATTCTTTAAGAAAGGCAAGCCCAGAACTAATCAACCAGACAGAAGCACTGGCAAATGGCATGTCTGATGCATTCAATGTGAACGGTGGTATTTCTGCAAGTGGCGGAAGAAGCTACGCTGCTATGGTTGAAGCATTCAAGGATGCACTATCACAAGTTAAAATCGTGATGGATGATGAAGAAATGGGTCATTTTGTTGACAAAACGGTGACAAAACTTATTTATAATTAAGGCGGTAAAAATATGAGAAATTATGTTATTCAAAATGGGCTTGATAGCCGATATTTAAAAGGATTGCTGATACAGGAATTGCCACCGATTACAAAGCCATTGATGCGAACGAGCATTGAGCAGATAGATGGTCGTGATGGTGATGTTATCACAAGGCTAGGATATTCAGCCTATGATAAAAAAATGAAGATCGGGCTGTTTGGCGATTATGATATTGATGATATTATTACGTTTTTCAATTCGAGTGGAACAGTCACATTTTCAAATGAAGTTGAAAGATATTACAGATATGACATTCTTGATGCTGTCGATTATGAACGCCTTATGAGGTTCAGAACGGCTGAGATCACGTATCATGTGCAACCGTTCAAGTACAGCACACTTGAAAAAATGAAGGTGTTTGACAATCCAACTGGAGCTATTACCGTGAGAAATAACGGCAATTATGTTTCAAAACCTATCATTCATATCAAGGGTTCAGGAACAATCAATCTGTCGTTGAATGGTGTGCAGTTGTTCCGTATTGATTTAAGTACATCATCCGCTATCACTATAGACACAGAAAGGCTCGAAGCGTACAATGATGATGTATTAATGAACAGATACGTTGTCGGAAATTACGACAAATTTATGCTGAAAGTCGGTCCTAATTCCGTGTCATGGGATGGACAGCTTACATATATTGCGTTTGAAAATCTGTCGAGGTGGATATAATGGAAAAGACGAATCTTGAAATGATAAAAGGCGACACACTGTCATTTGCGGTTGAGATTGAGTTCGATGACAAACCGCAGGAGCTTGAAAAGGCACTCTTCACGTGCAAAAAGAATCTTGATGATGGTGATGTCGTATTTCAGAAAACACTTGAAGATGGCATCTCATTCAGGAAGCAGGAGCGCAACAAGATGTATTACGTGGTGCGAATTGCGCCTGAAGATACAAAGGATATTGAAACAGGACATTATTTTTACGATATGCAAATTGAGATCAATGGCGATGTATTTACTATCCTAACAGGTGCATTGAAAGTACGATATGGAATCACAGATTAGGGGGTGCATAAAATGGGCGAATACTTTACAAAACCTGTATGCAAGGTTTTCATGCTGAAAGGCGAAAAAGGCCTGAAAGGTGATAAAGGGCCGAAAGGCGAAAATGGCCTGAATGGTAAAGATGGTCTGAATGGCGAAAAAGGGGCAGGCATTCCAACAGGCGGTACAACAGGACAGTTTTTGAAAAAGAAAAGCAACACCGATTACGAATATGAGTGGGCTGACATTACTCCAGCTTCATTTATTCCAAATAGTGAAATTGATACTATCGTGAAAGAGTAGGTGATAACATGGAACACATTACAATGCCGAGAGGTGACTTGCGAAATATTCATTTTACCGTTCACGATGCAAACGATGCAGAGGTAAGCAAAGTATTTACTCAAATTACATTCACGGTAAAAGCAAATACATCGGCGAGAAAAATTATCATCCAGAAAAAGTTGACTGATGGAACGATAACTAAAGATGGAAATGTATATTCATTCTCAATTAGGCCAGAAGATACAGACTACATTGATTTTGGTACTTATTATTATGACATTGAGCTTATCAGAGGTGACCAGATACATCAGACGTTTATAGGTAAGCTGATTATCACGGAAGAAGTCACATTCGCGTGTGATACCGAAAAAGGAGTGTAAAGCATGGATGATTACAAGATTATCATGCTTGCGGACGATGATCACTTAACCTTAAAATTGGATAGCGTTTCAGTTGTCGGGACAGACGATTATAATCAACTAACAAATATTCCTAAAATCAACAATGTTGAAGTAAAAGGAAACAAAGCACTTGTGGATTATGACATTGAAAGCGCAAGCGAAGCAAAAAAAAAGTTTGAAAATATGAACAGCGAAATAAACACACATGTAAGCAATGCAGATATACACGTATCACGTACAGACAGGCTTAAATGGAACAGCGGTACGACGTATACTGTTAACGATGGAAAACTGATTATAGGAGGTTAAAAATGGCAGATATTTCAGAGATCACATTACCTAGCGGAGCGACTTACGACATAAAAGATGCAACAGCAAGACATGACATTAGCATTCTAAAGGGCTCTGCAACAGGTGCTATGCATTATGCAGGAGTTACAACAACGGCACTTGCGGATGGCTCTAGCACATCACCAATCAAGATCAATAATGCAGATTATACGCCATCAAATGGAGATGTTGTTATTTACAATTCGCTTGAACTTGTGTGGTCTACATCAGATAGTAAGTGGCACGAGTTTGGTAGTACAGGCAGTCTTAGAGGACTGGCATTCAAGGATTCTGCGAGTGCATCATATACACCGAAAGGTTCAGTTTCCGCACCGACTGTTTCGGTTGCTTTAAATACAGCGAGTGTTACGCCAATCACTGGCGTAGGCACATTGCCAAGTTTCACGGCATCGGTTTCAAATGAGGTTCTAACACTTGGGTTTTCAGCAGGGTCTTTGCCAACAAAAGGAACAGCGGTTACAGTTGCCACAGGCATTAAGTCCGCTAGTGCATCCGCACCAGCATTTACAGGCACAAGCGCAACGATTACATCAAAATAAAGGAGGTTGCTTGAATGGCTGATGTATCAAGTATCAAACTACCAAATGGGACAACATACACGGTAAAGGATTCCGCAGCCAGAAACCATATAGGAAATGGAAGCAATCCGCATGGAGTTACAAAATCACAAGTTGGTCTAGGCAATGTTGCAAACTATGATCAGTCAAAGGCAATCAAAAGTATTACAAGATCAGGAACGACATTTACGGCAACGGCACTAGACGGAACAACATTTACGTTCACTCAGCAGGATAACAATACAACATACGGAGTTGCGACACAGAAGGCAAACGGATTGATGTCTGCTGCTGATAAAACTAAATTGGATAATCTGAGCGCAACAAGTATCTCGGCAATTTCCAATTCTGAAATCGACTCGATAGTCGCTAGTTAAGGAGGAAAAAATGGCTAACTATTTAGATCAAAATGGACTTAGATACTTCTGGGGAAAGATAAAGGCTAAAATGCCTGGGCCACTTCAGGCTTACCCAGTCGGAAGTGTCTACATAAGCATTAGCTCTAACTTTAATCCGAATACATCATTCGGTGGCACATGGGAAAGATTTGGACAAGGACGTACATTGATTGGTGAGGGTACAGGGAATGATGGTAATACAAGTATGACATTTACTGCTAATTCAACTGGCGGTGAATACAAGAATAAGCACTACCACATCACATCTTTTGGATGGGATATGGAAGCGTTCTATACAGGTAGACCTGATGGAGCAAGCAATTCAGATTATAACCGAGCGTCAGTTGTTTCTAACGGATACAAACTAAACGTCAGTTCGAGTTCATCAACCCTATCAAGATTGAACTGGACCGACGATAGAACGATCAATAATGTACAACCATATATCACTGTCTACTTTTGGAAAAGGACTGCATAGGTATGTCCTTTAATGAATACTACACGACATTTGTAGGCGGTAACAACGGCATAACAATATGCCGCCATACCTAGCAGTTAACATTTGAAAACGCACAGCATAAGGAGGAAAAAATGAAAGAAAATAAAAAATTAATTCTGAAAGACGGAAGGGCTCTAGATATTGCAGAATTTAGTACACTTGAAGATGGTGTTTCATTGATTTTAATTAATATAGGATACCAAAAGACGGTAGATACCTTGACTCAAGATCAGGTGTCGGATATTAAAATTTTAAACGAGTTAGGGGAAACAGTTCTTGCTGTAAAGGGCTACGAGCTAAAAAGCAATATTGTAGTGAACACTACCGAGAACACCACTAAAGTGATTCTCGAGATTAAAGAAACAAGAGAAGCTGTTGTAGACGCAGCAAAGGCGATTCAGGCACTACAGAATACATCTGAGCAGAACACCGCTGACATCACAGCAATCAATGAAGCCATCGCTTCACTGGCAGAAATCGTAGGAGGAACAGAAGAATGATTAAATGGTATTTACGACAGATTCAGATGGGAAGAATGACTCTTGATGAAGTGCCTAAGAGATGGTATGATGCTGTAAAAAAAGCGTTGTCCAAGTTGTAGAAAAAAAACAGGCGCAATGAGCGCCTTTTTTTGTATAATTTAAGCGAGGTAAAATTATGATAAAACTATTTGGAACAACAGACACAGACTTTTCAAGCAACGGCGATGCAGTCATTCAGCCATTCAAAGCAAAAGTTCACAAGGAAGATAACGGCAAATTTTATTTGAATGTTGAAGCGGACATTTCTTATGTTGACCTTTTGACAGCAAACAGGATTATCGTTGCAGATACTCCACAAGGTGCACAGGCTTTCCGCATTAAGAATCCAGAAAAAACAAAGAGTAAGATCACGATAAAGGCTCAGCACATTTCGTATGATGCTCAAAACTACGTGATTGCAGACAGTTATGTTGTCGATAAAAATTGCAACGATGCGATGGACCATTTGAACAGTGCCACGGACAATCCTAGCCCGTTTCAGACGGTGTCTGATATTGCAGCAGTAAATTCATACAGGTGTGTGAGAACATCGCTGTATGACGCTTTTAGCACGGTTGTAGAGCGTTGGGGCGGACACTTTGTACGTGACAATTACAGGTTCGCAATCATGAGTACTATCGGGCGTGATAACGGGGTTACGGTACGATACAAAAAGAATCTTAAAGAAATGACATGCACGGCAAACTGGGACAATGTAGTCACAAAACTTATGCCAGTTGGAAAAGACGGTCTGCTGTTGGATGAGGTATATCTTTACAGCAAGACACAGTATGATATTCCTTTTACAAAAGTTGTATCTTTCAATCAGAATGTAGACCAAGACCTATACAAGGATGCGGAAGGACATCTTGATGAGACAGCATATAACAATGCACTTATTGAGGATTTGAGAAATCAGGGGCAGGCATATGTCGATGAAAACTGCGTGCCAAAAGTGAATTACACACTCAAGGCTAATCTCGAAAAACTGACGGATATAGGCGATACCATCGAAGTCATTGACGAACCTATGGGTGTGGATATTACAACGCATGTAATATCATATGAGTATGATTGCATTCTGAGGAAGTATACAGAGCTTGAATTTGGGAACTTTCAACAAAAAGTTTCTGACCTTATGGGGACAGTAAACTCAACAATTCAGCAGAGCGTTGAGAAAAACAATTCTGCTTTACAGGTTGTGTTTTCAGATGCAATTCAACATGCTCAGGAAACAATTCTAGGCATGCTTGGCAATTCGTATGTTGTGTATGAAGGTGACAAGATTCTTGTTGTTGATGCATTGCCAAAGGAAGAAGCACACCGCGTTATTATGATCAACAGTGGAGGTATTGCATTTTCAAGTACTGGAATCAATGGAACATTCGAGAGTGCTTGGACGATTGATAATGTGCTGAATATGCAACATATCAACGTTATAAATTTAGTTGCTGATATGATAAAAGGCGGAACATTGAAGCTCGGTTCTAACCTTAACCAGAATGGACAGATTGAAGTCTATGATGAAGCAAACAATCTGATTGCAAAGCTGGACAAAAATGGGCTGATTATGTATGGGCTTGATGGCTCATATTTGGTTGTCAATAATTATGTAGGCTTTGCAGGATATGACCGCACAGGAGCAAAAACGTTCTGGGTTTCAGGTGACGAGTTCCATCAGAAAAAATCTGTCATCGAAGAAGAGATCACGTTGTGCAACAAGGCGAGATTTATTCCGATAACTGTAAAAGATGGCGATACTGTTACAAATGACGGCATCGGCATAGTGGGGGTGTGATATGGCTACATCAGGAACATTCAAAACATCAGCTTATGATGGTGCATGCTTACAATTCGACTGGTCATTAAAAAGCCAAAGCACCGTAAACAATCAGTCTGTCATTTCGTGGACATTAAAGGGTGCAGGAATCAAGTCTGGTTATTGGTATATGGCAGGGCCTTTTAAATGCACTGTAAACGGCACTGTTGTTTATCAATCAAACACTAGAATTAAGTTATATACAGGTACGGTTGTTGCATCTGGTGAGCTTGCAATCGGTCACGATACCAACGGTTCAAAGACATTTAGCGCATATGCAGAATGTGCAATTTATGTTACGAGCGTAAATTGCAAAGGTTCTGGAAGTTGGAGTCTTCCCAATATTGGCAGAGCATCACAGCCGAGTCTGAACACATGGCCTAACAATTCTCCAGACTTTAATATCGGAGATACTATTGTTGTACATATGAACCGAAAGTCAACCGTGTTTACGCACACTGTTGTGCTGAAGTTGGGTTCATATAGTTATACTATCGGCACTGGCGTAACGGATAACATTACACTTGATACAGATAGGATTGCATCGAGTTTGTATGCGCAAATGCCAAACAGTAATGCCATGATCGGAGAGATTGTTGTTACAACGTATAGTGGCAGCACGGTTATAGGAACATCAAGCTGTGCCATTATTGCGCACGTTGTAAATTCTAATCCGACATTTGATGTTGAATATGAGGATTCAAATTCGGCAACTGTTGCAATCACAGAAAACAATCAGTACATTATCAGGAACAACTCTACATTGAAAATCAGCGTAAGCAATGCAAAAGCATTAAACAGTGCCACGTTGAAATCAATTACTGCTGTTGTCAATGGAAATGCTTATACAGGCACTTTAAGTGGTTCTACAGGCACAATCAATGTCGGTGTGGTAAATGTATCACATGACACTGAAGTGACTGTTAAACTCGTTGATTCAAGAGGAAATACGGGGCAGAAAAAGATCACGGTGCTTGTGTATGACTGGACATTGCCGAGTGCGATTATCAAGCTGAACCGAAAGAACAACTTTTATTCAGAAAGCATCTTGAATGTAAATGCCAACTATGCTTCAATTGGTGGGAAAAATGAGGTAACGATTAAGTACCGCACGAAGAAGGTTGCGAACAGCACATATAGCACGTATACAACAATCCAGAATAACACCGATGCAAATTTCGCGGCAGATAACGAATATGAATGGAACGTACAGGTCAATGTTGCAGACAAGCTAGGTAATACAACCTACAATCTGATTCTTCCGAAGGGGATTCCAGTCGTTTATGTTGATATCCAGAAAAACAGTTTCGGTGTGAATTGTTTTCCAAAGCACGATAAAAGCCTTGAAGTCAATGGTGTGTGCATTAGTGGTAATGTGCTTTACAACAGTGCAAGTGGGACAGCAGGAACTGTCACATTGTCAGACAGTGCGGAAAATTATACTTATCTTGAAATCTTTTACAGATCGTCTGGAGACAATGCCTGTGGCAGTGTGAAGGTGTTCAGCCCAAATAACAAACTTGTGCATTTAGGAACGATTCATTATATTGCCGATTATGACTGTGCAAAGTTCGCTCTTGTGAGTGTGTCGGGGTCAATGATCACATTCAGCCAGAATTACCAGATCACTCTGAAAAACAACGGCTCAGTATATTCAGCAGAAAATGCAATTTATATAACGAGAGTTGTTGGATATTAAATAAAATTATGGTATACTATGAGTGCAGTGTTTTCATGTTCACTGTATCCTTTCTCAGCCTGTCGGAGGTTTTCGGCGGGCTGTTTTTTTATGCATAAAATTCTATACTAACTTACCATAACCTACAGGTCAAACCATGTTAGTAAAGAAAAAAATCACCGTTTGCATTCGGTGATTGATTGATGTATATTATATGTAGGCTTTGTTGACATTAGGGCATAAAATTCTCCTAGTAAATTGCAGACAGAAATGTCTGCTTTTTACTTGAAGAAAACTTCTATTCCATCAGGTGAAACGTGGACAGAATCAAGGACATTTCGCCACAGTGTGCGTTTATTCTCACGTGTGAGGTTGTCATATATTGAGCGCCAACCGCTGTTCAAGAATTGGTTAATATGATCAGTGCTTTTAGGTTTGAAAGATTCAAGCCTTTTTATTTTGTCTTCCGTTTCTGCATATAGGCGTTCATAAGTGCTTACAGGCATACGCTTCTTGATGAAGATATAATTCAGATTATCAAGCTCTTTTCTTAGTTCTTTCAATTCCTTTTCGGTTGTGTTCTTTGTTTCAGATGTGACGCTTGATATTGTGGCTATATGATCTTTAAGCAGTGTATCAAGATTAGACAATAGATATTTCTCCGTTGCAAGTTCCGCATAGTGCTTTTTGTGGGAGCATGTATGCACCGAGTGGGCATTATTACATCGGTAATAATAGTATCGTTTGCCACCTTTTGGATGGCTCACTCCAACCAATTTAGAACGGCATTCTGGGCATCTTAACAGTCCAGTGAATAAATATACATGTCGTTGTATTCCTGTGCGTATATTGGATTGTAATGCGGTCTGAACTGCATTGTATGTTTCTTTCGTGATGTATGGTTCGGCGTAGTTGGAATTTCCACGGTATGAGCCTGCATAAAATTCATTCTTTAATATGTGCATATATGACATGTAAGGCCTAGACAGTCCGTATTTATTGTTGACGTATTCGACTGTATGATGAACTGATTGATGCAGGAGAAATGAATCGAAAATATCTTTCACTATTGGTGCCTTTGATTCATCAATTACAATGCGTTTATTTCCGTTTTCTGTGGCAATCCTGTAACCAAAAGGAACGTTACCAGTGATAGGTTGTCCTTGTGCAATTTTGTACTCAAATACGGCTTTGATGCGTTCAGAGCCTTTTTTTAATTCATGCTCCGCAAGGTTGACTTTAAGGTTGAACATAAACAGACCGTTCGCGGTGGACGTGTTTATGTCGTCCTCACAAATGGAAATCATGGCAACATTGTTCTGTTGAAGGAGTTCAAGCATTTTGTTTGCTTCAAGCACGTTACGTGACAGACGGTCAAGACGAGTAAAGGCTATTGCATCCAGATCACGAAGGTTTGACAGCATGGATTGAAGCTGCGGACGTTTCATATTGCTTGCTGAGTATCCTTCGTCAATGTAGATATGTTGCAGGGCATGACCATTATCGTTGCACCATTGCGTTATTTCTTCAGTCTGGGCCTGTATTGAATAGCCATATTTCTTTTGTTCATCAGTGGAAACACGAGCATATCCTGCCACTCGCAGTTTTTTTCTCATAAAAAATACCTCCGATTGATTGAAAATAAAAAAAGCAGTCCATACTAGCCGATGAGGGCGGTGAAAATATGGACGCAGAAAAAATATATTCGTTACTGTTTAATCTTTATGCTGAACAGGAGAATCTAAAAATTGAATATGAAGTAGACAACTCTTTTTTTTCGACAGATGGTTTCAATCAGAAACATTCTTGCTGTCAAGGTACAATTTCATTATCTTCAGATACAGCTCATCCTTCTCAGGTTCAGGAAGATCGTGAAACAGAGACTCG